GATTTGGTGGATAGTACAACACAAGCGGTAATGCGTTTTAGACAGGGAGGTTTTGTAAATCACCCGGATGATGAAAAAGAAGACACGTTACCACGAATAGAGAGAACTTATTACTAATGGCAACACAAGCAAATTTAATAACAACATATAATGCTAACCCAACTTTACAAAAACAATATACTTTAGATCAATATTTAGCTTTGTTTGATTTTGGTCAAACACCTACGACACCTACACCCACTCCTACACCCACACCAGTTACACCTGGTATTCCAAATATTATAAATCAAAATATAAATCAAGGCGGTGGTGGTGATGGAGGAACACCACCACCTACTGGACCCGGACTTGGTTACAAAGGTCCTGGATCTACAGTAAGTGGAAATTTTAACATAGATGATATTGGTGAAGGAACAATTGATAGTGATGATTTAAGCTTTGGTCTTTCACTTAAAGAAGGTCTTTATGGGTTACAAAATCTTTTTAGTAATTTACCAACGCCTTTTAATCTTGCAAGAAAAGCATATGAGTTTACAAAACAAAAAGAATTAGAAAAAAAAGCACAAGAAGAAGCGATTGCTAGAGACATAGCAAGAAATATGCAAGAAGCAAATAGAGCAGGTAAAACAGGTGGTTATCAAGCTGGATATGATTCTGGTTTTATGGATGGCCCATCTGGTGCAGGTACAGGAAATTCACCAAGTGATAAAGGTGGTTCAGACTCAATGGGTTCTTTTCAAGACGGTGGAAGAGTATATCTTTACAACAGGCTAAAATAATGCCAGGTGAATTTGAAAGTATTCTAACTAAACTTCAAGGTAAGTTGGGTAAACAAACAATCAGACGTGCAAGCACGATCAACCGACCGCGACCCAAGAGAGAAGTACAACAAATCGATATCTTCAATAAGTTTAACCGACGTAATCCAAAAGCGGACGGCGGATCGGCAGACGATTACGAACCATCAGCGTTCAGTAAAAAAGTAAACGAACTTATGGATGACGGCTATGACTTTGGTGAAGCGGTGCGTGAAGCGATGAGACAGGGTTATAAAGATGCTGGTCTTGTAACTAAACAAAAAAGAATAAAAGCTGCTGAAACTTTAGAAAAATTAATTAAAGAAGATAAACTTATTTCTTTTAAAAATATAACAGAAAAAATAAATGTACCAACAACTACAGTTAAAAGAGTCTATGATGAAAAATTTAAAGGAAAAGGGGTAGTTAAAAGAAGTAGAGATGCTAAAAAAGTTATTCAAGAAATAATTGATACTGGAGTAACTGATCTTAATAAAATAAAAAAAATAGCAAAAGAAACATATAAAATTAATATAGAAGATAGAAATATAAAAAAATTAATTAACATTTCAACAGATTTATCTGTAGATGAATATGAAAATATATTTAGAAAAATGGCAACTGATAGGACTTATGAACCTCCTATTGATATTAGTGCTAAAGGAAAAGGACTAACTAGTAATTACAGAAAAGCAAAAGCAAATGTAAAAAAAGAAATTCCTCAACTTCAAAAATTAATAAATCAAAATTCTAGAAAAAGAAAAACAATAAAAAGAAATGCAAAAAGAAAAGCAAATCCTGATTTACAAACTAAATATTTAGCTGAAGCACAAACTAGAAGAGATACTAAAAGATTTAGAGAAAAAGGAAAAATAAAATTAAACCCTAGAGAAATTGGTTTAAATACACAACAAAGATTTATAATAAAACAAGCTAATGATTTGATTAATCAAAACCCAGAAGAACTTTTAAAAGATAAAAAACTTTTAGATAAAATTTCATTTAGAGTAGATAATGAAGGTAATATATATAAATCTAAACCAGATTTAAAAGCTGTTTTAGATCCTAAAAACGATGCAAGATTTTTTCACTTATCACATGCTAGAAGAGCAGAATTAGGAACTGAACTTACTGACTCTCCTATTAATAGATTTGCAAGCACATTTAATCAAAATAATGAATTTATAAAAGATGCTGAAAGATTTATAGAAAATAATCCTAAAGATCCTAAAGTTAATAATATAATAAAAAAAGCAAAAGAATTAAAACTAACTTTAAGACCAGATGTTCCACCAGGAACTTTTAAAACTAAATATTTAGGATATACCGAAGATTTAGATAAACCCGTTGGCAAAATTAAAACTGTTATAAATCAATATATGCCAAAAGGTTTAAAATCTAAATTAAGTAAAATAAGTAAAGTTGCTAAAATTGTTGGAAGACCAGTTTTAAGAGCAGCAGCTCCAATTATACCTTTTGCTGGTCCAGCTATTATGGCAATGGGTGCAGCTGATGTTGCAAAAGCTGCAGAACAAGGAGCGTATGGTTTAGATGAATCTCCGGTTGCTTATTATCTTGGGCCTGAAGCAGCGGTAGGTTTAAAAAATTTAAAACAAAAAGCAGCATTATCAGAAAATACTCCTTATCAAGAAATAGAGGATTACTTGCCAGATGAAGATTTATCAGGTATATTAAGCCTTAAAGGTGTGCAATAATTAACCGGAAAGAGATATGGCAGAAATAGACAAACCATTACCAAACGTAGATATTACAGAAAAAGATGAAGCTTTTGTAGAACAAGAAGTTACAGTTCCAAATGAAGAAAGCGTAAACAACGAAGACGTTGAAGTAACAATGGACGAAGAAGGTGGAGCAGAAATATCTTTTGATCCAGCTGCGGACCAGTTACAATCTACAGATCATTTTCAAAACCTAGCAGAGATCATGGATGACCAAGAGTTAGATGAACTAGGTACAACTCTATTTGACAAATACACAGACTACAAAGAATCTCGTGGAGACTGGGAACAGTCTTACAGAGAAGGTTTAGATCTTTTAGGATTTAAATACGAAAGACGAACAGAACCTTTCAGAGGTGCATCAGGTGTTAACCACCCTGTACTTGCTGAAGCGGTTACACAATTTCAAGCGCAAGCTTACAAAGAATTATTACCAGCTGATGGTCCAGTGCGTGCACAAATTTTAGGTGACATCACAAATGAAAAACAAGACCAAGCTCACAGAGTAAAAGATTTTATGAACTATCAAATTATGGATCAGATGCAAGAATATGAACCAGAGTTTGATCAAATGCTTTTTTACCTCCCTCTATCCGGATCTACCTTTAAGAAAGTCTACTATGATGATCTTTTAGGTAGAGCCGTTTCTAAATTTGTACCGGCGGATGATTTGATTGTACCATATTCTGCAAACTCACTAGAAGACGCAGAAGCAATTGTACATGTAATTAAGATGTCAGAAAACGAATTAAGAAAACAACAAGTGTCAGGTTTTTATAGAGACATAGAGTTAGGACAACCTCCTATTACTTCAAATGAGTTAGAAGAAAAAGAAAGACAATTAGAAGGTGTAACTAAAGGTAGTCAAGAAGATCAATTTACAATTTTAGAAATGCATGTCAATTTAGATCTAGAAGGTTTTGAAGACATGGGTGCAGATGGTGAGCCAACAGGAATTAAACTTCCATACATTGTAACGATTGCAGAATCTAATAATAAAATTTTATCTATTAGAAGAAACTTTACACAAGACGATCCTACAAAAGAAAAAATAAAATACTTTGTCCAATATAAATTTTTACCAGGTACAGGTTTTTATGGTTTTGGTTTGATACACATGATTGGTGGTTTAACTAGAACTGCAACAGCAGCGTTAAGACAATTGTTAGATGCAGGAACTTTAGCAAACTTACCAGCAGGTTTTAAAACTAGAGGTATAAGAATTAGAGATGATGCACAACCATTACAACCTGGTGAGTTTAGAGATGTAGATGCACCTGGTGGTAATATCAAAGATCAGTTTATGCAATTACCATTTAAGGGACCAGACCAAACTCTTTTACAATTAATGGGAGTTGTAGTTAATGCAGGTCAAAGATTTGCAAGTATTGCAGACTCACAAGTGGGTGATATGAATCAACAAGCTGCAGTTGGTACAACTGTTGCTCTTCTTGAGCGTGGTTCAAGAGTAATGTCAGCGATTCACAAAAGACTATACGTTGGTCTTAAACAAGAATTCAAATTACTAGCAGAAGTATTTAAAAGTTATTTACCAACAGAGTATCCTTATGATGTTCCTGGTGCTGCTAGAACTGTTAAACAAACAGATTTCGATGAAAGAATAGATATTTTACCAGTTGCAGATCCAAATATCTTTTCTCAAACACAAAGAATTTCGATGGCGCAATCGCAACTCCAATTGGCGCAATCGAATCCTCAAGTACACGATTTGTATCAAGCATATAGATCGATGTATGAAGCTTTAGGGGTAAAAAATATAAATGCGATCTTGCCCCCTCCTGTCCAGCCGCAACCAATTGATCCAAGTTTGGAAGAAATTGCTGCAATGGCCGGAAAACCTTTTCAGGCTTTCCCAGGACAGGACCACAAAGCTCATATAGATTCACATTTAAGTTTTATGCAATCTAATATGGTGCAAAATTCACCGGCTGTGATGGGTGCATTACAGAAAAATATATTAGAGCGAATAAGTTTAATGGCTCAAGAGCAAGTTCAACTAGAGTTTCAACAAGAATTAATGCAAGCACAACAAATGCAACAGATGTTACAAGCAAATCCAAACAATCAAGAGCTGATTAATCAAGCAAACATGCTTACAAATAAGATCAATGCAAGAAAAGCTATCTTAATCGCAGAGATGACTAAAGATTATATGATGGAAGAGCAAAAAATCTTGACTGAATATGGTGGTGATCCATTACTTAAACTAAAATCAAGAGAACTTGACATCAAAGCAAGAGCAGATGAAGCAAAAAGAGCTTATGATGAGGGTAGAATTAGTTTAGACACAATGAGAGCAATGCAAAACCAACAACAGTTTAATGAAAAGATGGAACAGAACGAAGATTTAGCAGAATTAAGAGCAGATACTTCGTTAACTAAACAAGAAATGTCTATTGCGAGTAAGAAATTCGATTTCGGTAGAAATTTTAAGAAAAATTAACTATAATACTAAAAATTAAGGAGTCAAATATGATCAAAAAAGCAAAAGATCCTAAAGCTGTACCTGAATTAGGTGTTGGCAAGGATGGATACAAAACAGGTGGCGTTACAATTCAAGCTACAGACCCTTTTGAAACTCAAACAGTAACTGTTAGAGGAACAAAAGCTATGAGAGCAGAAAAAAAACCTGTTAAAGCTAAATGGTACTAGATTATGTGGTTATCGGCAATTAAATTAGCCGTATCTGCTGGTAGTAAAATTTATGCTAACAAGCAGAAGACGAAAATGGCTATGTCAGAAGCGCAGCTTATGCACGCTACTAAAATGGCCCAGGGTGAGGAGCAGTACCAGGGAAAACTTTTAGAAGCTCGACAATCGGACTGGAAAGACGAGGCAGTTTTGATAATTTTAAGTTTGCCCGTTTTGGTGCTCGCGTGGGCAGTCATATCGGACGACCCGACAGCGATGGACAAAGTAAAATTGTTCTTCGATATGTTCTCGCAGCTCCCGTCATGGTTCACAAATCTTTGGATCTTGGTAGTGGCTTCGATATATGGTATAAAAGGAACTCAAATTTTTAGAAACGGAGGAAAAAAATGAGACAAAACGGACAAAGATCACCAGTAAGATTTCCATACGGAAGTTCTGGTATGAAAAAAGGTGGAAAAGTTAAGAAGCAAGGATACAAAGATAGAAAAGATGAATCTATTGCTATGAGAGTTAAGAAAAAAAGAACAGCTAAACAATTAAAAGATGCTAGAGATGAATCTTACGGTAAGTTTGGTTCAGCTGCTAAAAAATCTGGAAAGATTAACAGGTAGTTTATGAACTCAAGAAGAATGAACAGACTTGAAGAGCTTGGTAGAGTTGATGCTGAAAAAGCAAAAACTAAAATGGGTAAAAGAAATCTTCGACAAGAAAAATCTAGAATCGTAAGAGAACTTAAAGCTGATGGTGGTTACATAACCAAAAAGAAAAAACCAAGTTGGATTACTAAAAAAGAAACTAAACCAAGTTGGATTACTAAAAAAGAAACTAAACCACAATACATTACTAAAAAAGAAAAAACAGGTCCATATATTACTAAAAAGAAAAAATATATTACTAAAAAATCTCCTGCTGAAATTCAAGACAGAGAAAGAGTTGCTAAAGCTATGGGCGGTTCTTTAAAACCAGTTAAGCCTTCTCAAAAAGGTTTAAAAAAACTTCCAACTAAAGTTAGAAATAAAATGGGCTACATGAAAAAAGGTGGCAAAGTTGGAATGGGTAAAGCCATGAGAGGTGGAGGCTGCGTTAGATAATGCCCGGCATTTTTGGAGTAGCATTAAGAGGATTGGGTATGTTAGGAAGAGGTAAAAAAGTTTCTAAAACTATTACTTCTGTAAAACCAAATGTTCCTAAAACTAAAGTAGAAAAAGCTAAAAGTAAATTAGCTATTGCAAAACAAAAAACAAAAGCATCTGGTGCAAAATTAAAACAAACTATTTTTGAAATTGGACAAAAAAGTAAAGGAAAAGACTAATGGCTAAACTATGTCCCAAAGGTAAAGCTGCTGCAAAGAGAAAATTTAAAGTTTATCCTTCAGCGTACGCAAACATGTATGCATCAAAAGTTTGTAAAGGTAAAGTTAGATCATCTGCTAAAAATGGTGGGCTACAAACTAAAAAATCTTATACTAAAGAAGATGGTAAATACTATGATACAAAAGGCAGAGAACTAAATGTTAGTCTTAACAAAAATAAAAACAAAGGCACTTCAAGAATTAGTTTAAAAAAAAATAGATCAAGACCAACAAAATTTTCAGAGGGTGGTATGGTCATAGAGGATATGACTAGAACTATAGAAGTCTAATGGGCGATCTAAAAAAATGGGTAAATGAAAAATGGGTAGATATTGGAGCTCCAAAGAAGGATGGCAAATATCAACCTTGTGGAAGAAAATCATCAACAGGTTCAAAAAGAAAATACCCAAAGTGCGTTCCACTTGCGAAAGCCACACGGATGACAAAAGGCGAAAAGGCCTCTGCTGTCAAAAGAAAACGAGCAGCCGGTAATCCAGGCGGAAAACCAACTAACGTTGCAACCTTTACAAAACGTAAAAAAATGAGTATGGGTGGAATAGTATAATGGCAACAAGAAGAGAAAATCCGATTTCAAGAAATAAAAAGAACTACAGATCTACAAAGTCTGGAGCAGGCATGACTAAAGCAGGTGTCAAGGCCTATAGAAGAGCAAACCCTGGAAGTAAACTAAAAACAGCCGTGACAGGAAAAGTGAAGCCTGGATCCAAAGCTGCTAATCGTAGGAAATCATACTGCGCTAGATCACTAGGACAATTAAAAAGGTCATCAGCAAAAACTCGTAACGATCCAAACTCACGTATCCGTCAGGCACGGAGACGGTGGAAATGTTAAGACAAGTAATAATAGAAGCACTCGAAGATAGATATAACGCACAAATTTCAGAAGCAGACGCAACTCTTAAAATTTATTTAGAGCATAGTGTTGGTATTGGAGAACATCCACAACACATTGATGAAGTAGATAAATTAATTGAAAAGATTGCTAACGCCGAAGAAAAATTAAAAACATTACAGGAGTTTAAATTATAATGGATGATTTGATAATAATAGACAAACTTAAAAGAAGAATAAACGCAACTCTACAACAAATAGGAGACAGTATGATTACTGGTGGGGTTGACAGTATGGAAAAATATAAGTATATGCTAGGACAAGCACATGCTTATCAAATAGTAATACAGGAAATCTCTAACCTGCTAAAACCGAAGGAGCAAAAAGATGAAGAAGGAAACGTTATCGACATCGGAGAACGAAATACCAAAAATTAAACTTGGTCTTCAAGATAAATACGAAGCAGAAAAAAAAGAAAAACCTCACGCAATAAGATTAGATGAAAACAATATTAAAGATGTAGCTGACCAGTTACCAGAACCGGTTGGATACAGACTTTTAGTTTTACCTTTTACACCAAAAGAAAAAACTAAAGGTGGAATTTTATTTTCTCAAGAACAATTAGACAAAGCTAGAATCGCAACTACTTGTGGTTATGTTCTAAAAATGGGAGATCTTGCATACGCGGACAAAGATAAATTTAATAAACCGTGGTGCAAAATAGGAGATTGGGTAATGTTTGCTAGATATGCTGGCGCACGTTTACCGATTGAAGGTGGAGAAGTGCGAATACTAAACGATGATGAAGTGTTAGGGACCATAGGTGATCCTGAATCAGTTCTTCATTACATTTAACAACATAGGAAGGAAACTATGCCAACAGAAAACGAAAACAAAGTAGACAATCTAGTTGACGTCGGTGAAGCTGATCATCAAGAAACCGAAATCAATTTAGATGAAAAAGGTAATCCTGAAAAAATTGAGGAGCCTAAAGAAGAAAAAATAGAAGTTGAAGAAGTATCTGAAGTTGACAAAACTTATGAAAACGAAAGAGAAACTAAACTTGAAAAAAAAGAAGATAAGGACGAGCTAAAAGATTATAGTGAAGGAGTTCAAAAAAGAATTGCTAAACTAACTCGTAAAATGAGAGAAGCAGAAAGACAGCGAGAAGAAGCTGTTCAATTTGCTCAAGCAGCAAAACAAAATGCAGATAGACTTGAAAAGAAAATGTCTACTCTGGATAAATCATATGTTAAAGAATTCGAATCAAGAGTTACTACTAACATGGATGCTGCAAGACAATCTTTAAGAGTAGCAATAGAAGCTGGTGACGTAGATGGTCAAGTAAAAGCTCAAGAACAAATAGCTAGACTTGCACAAGATGCTTCAAGATTAGGAGCTTTAAAAGATATAGCAGAAGCACCTACTGAAAAAGAAGTGCCAACGCCTATATATCAGCAACCACGACAAGCAAGAAGTGACCCAAAAGCGGAAGAATGGGCTGCTAAAAATACTTGGTTTGGTAATGATTCAGCAATGACTCATACTGCACTTGATCTACATAAAGTTCTTGTAGAAGAAGAAGGTTATGACCCTAAATCTGACGAATATTATGAAGAAGTCGAGAAAAGAATTAGACTTGAATTTCCCCATAAATTTGATAAGATAGATGGTATTTCTACAGAAAGAACCAAACCGGTTCAAAATGTAGCTTCGGCTAAACGTTCAGCCTCAACAGGACGCAGAAAAACTGTAAAACTCACGCCTTCGCAGGTAGCAATTGCTAAAAGATTAGGTGTGCCGCTAGAAGATTATGCAAAACAATTAAAAATCACGGAAGGAGCATAAAATGGAAAATGAAAAAATAAAAACTTCTCGTGCGAGTCAAACTAGAGACAAAATAGAAGTCAAAAAAGTTTGGACTCCACCCAACTCACTTGATGCACCCCCAGCGCCAACTGGATATAGACATCAATGGATACGTTCTGAAATACTCGGAACATCAGATGCAAAAAATGTTGCATCTTCTTTGAGAGAAGGATGGGAGTTAGTGAGAGCTGACGAATATCCTGACACAATTTATCCAGAGATGACTGAAGGCAGATACGCAGGGATTATCGGAGTGGGCGGCCTATTGCTGGCTAGGATACCAGAGGAGATTGCGCTTCAAATCGATGCTTATTATAAAAAGCAAAACGATGCAAAAGAAGAAGCAGTAGAGAACAATCTTATGAAGGAACAGCACCCAAGTATGAAATTCCAAAAGGAATCTAATACTCGTGTAACTTTTGGTGGTACAAAGAAAAGTTAATCTTTTAACTATTCCTATCCAACAAAATAAATTAAACCCGTACTGGAGGCCCTTCGGGGCAGGTACATATAAAGGAAACAAATACTATGGCAAATGCAAGTACAATAGGTTTTGGGTTAAGAACGACTTCAACTGTTGGAAATACTCCAGCAACTTCTGGTCAATCTAACTACAAAATCAAATCAGGCCTAGGTGTTGGTATCTTCAAAAATAACCCTTGTTCAATCCAGGATGCTGGTGGTGATCAAGGTTATTTACAAGATGCAAGTTTCGCAACAACTGATGATGGTGGAAGTGGTGGAGCAGCGTTCGATAATACTGGACACGCTCCCCTAATTGGTGTGTTCAATGGAGCTTTCTATATTGATAGTTCTACGAGCAAACCAACTTTTGCTAATTCAGTTGCAGCAGGCACAACATTTGGAACTGACTATAATACAGGTAGCAACGACGGAATAGGTTTTGTAAATGACAACCCGCAACAAGAATATGTTATTAAAGCGGACGCGGCAGTTACTCAAGCTATGATCGGCGATGCTGGCTATAACACAAACAGCTTTACAGCAACAGATGCTAAAAACGGTCAATCGACTGTAACTTTAGACATTGGTGGCGGAGCGGCAACA